CTGCGGCGGCAGGTGACGGCGGCGGCGTGCTGGCTCCAGTGGATCAGGCCGCGAAGTCGGAGCCGGAGCGGGCTACGCCTCGTTTCGCGCACGTCGTGGAGCCGGCCAAGAAGGGCGAACGGTCATTCAACGCGCACACTCATACGCTCTGCGTGACGTTCCCGGACGGAAAACAGCGTCGTTTTGCGCTCGACCATGAGCCGACTGCGGCAGAGATTACGGCGCTGGCTGACGGCAATTAGCCGGCGTTTTCATAGTGTATCATGGGGTTGGCCCTCCTGCTTGGCGGCGGGAGGGCCTTTTTGTTGAGTTGACACGGGCGGAACGCGGCGCATTGGTCAGGAACAGACAAAGGCGCTACCCGCGTAAGCGAAGCGACCCGAGTAAAGGCGGCCGCGACTCACTGCGGCAAAAGCCGAGTAGGCCCGGAAGGGATACCCGAAAAGGCGAAACGGTCAGAAACCTAATCGTCAGTTTCATCCTTTAATCACCTACTACAATGCCCGCACTTTTTGACATCGGCGCACATATTCAAATCGATTATGAGCGCGTCTGGCAGCATCGCCTCCAGGAAACCGCTTCCCACCTCATCGAGACCGTTTCTCGCGTCCCCGTTAAGGGCGAGCGCAAGCGCGTCTCTCAACTGGCTCAACAGGCCATGCGCGAGATCACCGGCCGCGCGCTTCCCACCATCGCGTCCGCCCCGGATACATATGTCCGTTGGCTCCTCGCCAAAAAATACGAGAATCCCCAGCTTATTGACGAGTGGGACGAGGCCGATCTTGGCCTCCTTGCCACTCCTCAGTCTGCTTACATTGAAGGCGACGTGTTCGCCTACAACCGGCAGATTGATGCCACCGTTGTCGCTGCTCTTAACGGCAGCGCGGTGACTGGCGAGGATGGAACCACTCTCACGCCGCTTCCTGCCGGCCAAATCATTGACGAGGATTTCGGCACGGCGAACTCCGGCCTTACTTTTGCCAAGGTGGCGGAAGCCAAGTATCGCCTCGACGCGGCTTTCGTGCCGCAAATGGGCCGTTACTTCATTTGCTCCCCGCAGGAAGAACAGGATTTGATTGCCAACGTCATCCAGGTGCAGTCCTCGGATTACACCGCCGTTCAGCCGATCACGGATGGCAGCCTCAACGGCAAGACATGGATGGGCTTCATGTGGAAAACGCAGGTCCGCGACCTGCCGATCTCGGAAACCTACATTCGCCGCGCCTTTGCCTATCACAAAAACTACGTCGAGTTTGGCGACGGCGAGCGCCGCGTCAGCATCGACATTATGCCCGGCGAATCACATGCAATCCAGATTCGTTCCCGCTGCCGCATGGGAGCTTCGCGCCGTCAAGAAGAGGGCGTCGTCGCCGTTGAGTGCTATCACGCTTAAACCATAACTCAGTAACTTAGGAGACTAATAACATGGCTATTTTTTACGGTGCTCTTGCCACCCTGCAAAACTCCCCTCGTGGGAAAGATCCCATCGGGCCGCTCGACGCGATGCCCAATACCCGCACGCTGCTTCTTAAATACGCTCAGGTCGGCACCGAAGCGGCCAACGACATTGTTCGGCTCTACAAGCTGCCTCCTGGCTGCATTGTCATTCCGCAGGTCAGTGCGGTGACTAGCTCCGGTGTCAGCGCCACCACCGCGACGATCACCGTGGGCGACTACAAGCTCGACGGCACCGTGTTGGACGCGGATCGCTACTCGACCGCGTTGGACGTGCAGGCGGCCGGCGCTGACACCTTTACGGGTGGAGTTGCGGCGGCCATTCCGTTTACCACGACTGAAGAGTCTTGGCTGACGTTTACCTATGCCACCTTGACCGGCACGGTCACGGCGGCGACTGCTACCCCGACCGGAACGTTGGAGTTCCGAGTTGTGGTTAACTTCCCCCGCTAAGGCTTGGGGGCCGTTGTGGATTTACTTGGCCCGCCTTGGCGTTATGCGCTGGGGCGGGCTTTTCTTTAATCAAAACCATATTTCACCATGAGCAGACTCAGTGCAGATAAATCAGCGGCAGTGGTTCTTTCAACGGAGGACCTTGCGGCCATCGTCAACACTCCGACGACTACCTTCATCAATTCGGCGGCATCAACCAACGCGACTAGCATAAAAGCTAGTGCAGGAACCGTTTGGAGCATTGTTGCGACGAACAACAACGCCAGTGCTCGCCACCTCAAGATTTACAACAAGGCGACGGCCCCTGTGGTCGGGACCGACGTTCCGGTGCTAACGCTGCACCTGCCGACGAGCAATAATGCTAACATTCCCATTGGGGCAAATGGCATGAGTTTTAGCACGGGCATTGCCTTGGCGACGACCGTTTCATCCGGCGATGGGGCAACCGATGCCGTGGCGGCAAACGAAATCAAGATTGCGATTAGTTTCACCTAAAATCCGGCCGGGCGGACAATCCCGGACAATTTACAATGGCCCTCACGATTACCGACATTTGCAATCAGGCGCTGGCGCGAGTTGGCGCCAAAACCGTCATGTCGATTGACGACGGGGAGAGCAAGGGGGCCCGGGCCTGCCTTAACGCGTATGACGCGACGGTTAACGAGGTGGCGCGGTCGGGGACGTGGAACTGTTTGACGAAACGCGCGCAGTTGGCCCGCCTTGTCACCGTCCCGGCGTTTGAATGGGCTTATCAGTATCAGCTACCCGTTGACCTGATGCTGTTGCTGGAACTCAACGGGGTGGAGTATCACGGCGAGCCGCAAGACGAATGGGTAATCGAAGGCCGGCTGTTGCTGACCGATGCGGAAACGGCGCTGGTGCGGTATGTGGCGCTAATCACGGATACAACGCAATGGGATGCGCTTTTCACGAATGCGGTTGTTGTGTTGCTGGCCGCTAAGATTGCGGTGCCTATCCGGCAGGACGAGCAGTTAATGACGGCACTTATGGGCGAGTATCAGCGTGTTCTTGGCAATGCGCGGATGCGGGACGGCAACGAGGGTCGTCGTCATCGGTGGAATCCTACGCTGCAAAGTCGCTGGGTGAATGCCCGGTATGGCTCGACTAACGACGGGGACGTTTAAGCATCATGGCGAACCGTGGACGCAGCATTAAGCAACTGGTAAGCTTTAATGCCGGCGAGCTGTCGCCGTTGTTGGACGCTCGGGTGGATGTGGAGAAATACGGCAAAGGGTGCCGTGTGCTTCAAAATGCGATAATCGAGACCTATGGGGCGGTGCGGCGGCGTCCTGGGCTGCGCTTTGTCGCACAAGCGAAGCACGCAAATCGCAAATGCCGATTGCTAGAGTTTTTGTTTTCGACTTCGACAAGCTTTATTATTGAGGCGGGGCATCAATACATGCGGTTTTTTAAGGATCGGGCGCAGGTGTTAAGTTCTGGCACGCCTTACGAAATAGCGACGCCCTATCAGGAATCTGAGTTATTTGAACTGCAATACCGTCAAATCAACGACGTGGTTTATATCACGCACCCAAATCATGCGGTGCGCAAACTGTCGCGGGTGGCGGATACGACTTGGACGCTTACTGAAGTTGCGTGGAATCACCCACCCTTGTTAGATGAAAATGTGACGGCGGTGACGGTTGACCCAAGTGCAACGTCAGGAACCATTACGCTTACGGCGTCGTCTGCGTTGTTTGATGCGTCGCATGTTGGCGCTTACTGGGAAGTGAGTTATCTGCGGACGGATATAGCTGTGCGGAAATCAATGGCGACTGGAGGCGGCAGTAGTCCGGAAATACGGATTGCGGGAACCTGGCGGCTGCGCACGTCTGGCACTTGGGATGCAATTGTCGCGGTCGAGCGGTCTTACAGTGGTTCAGGGGGGCCATGGGAGCTGGTGCGGCAGGTCGAGAGCGCAAGCGATTCCAATTATGACACGACTGGAATCGAGCCGTTAGATGCTCTTTATCGGGTGACGGTAAGCGATTGGTCGTCGGGTTCTAGTTCTCCTCGGGCAATATTGGAGGTGGAAAGTCCATACGGGCGTGGTTACGTCAAAATCACGGGGTTTACGTCGTCAACGGTGGTAACGGCGACGGTATTAACAACTGGCGGGTTGTATGGGCTGACGCCGACGCGCTACTGGGCAGAAGGCGCATGGAGTCCGAAGCGTGGATACCCGGCGGCGGTGGCGCTGTTTGAGCAACGCCTTTGCTTTGCTGGAACAAGTTACCGACCGGGAACGGTGTGGGGATCGGCTACGGACGACTACGAAAACTTTTTAAGAGGCACGACTGACACAGATGCTTTTGTTTACACAATACCCAGTCAAGACGTTGTAAGGTGGATGGTGGCGCAAAAAGCGTTATTGATTGGCACGGCTGGCGGCGAATGGTCAATGCAGGGCAGCAACG